GTATGTAGTTGTAGTAATTAAACATGGAGAAGATATGAAACCAAGTGAAGAAATAAAAAGACTTTTTAATCATCCAACAAAAGATGAAATTGTAGTAACAATTTTAAATAATCCAAGAAACAATCCTGCATTACTTAAAAACATCATAGAAGCTTTAGATGCAGGATCACCAGATGATCTGGAAACATTGCAAGACTACCTAGATCAAAGAGAGTTCAAACTGTTTGGCTTAAAGGCTTATGCCATGAGTGTTGACTATCAAGAAAACATGGCTGAATCAATTGCATCAAGTTTTTTTAATCAATCATTAACAGGGGAGTTGTAATCATGAAAACATACGCAGACTTACGGTCAATCAATGTCAACGAACACACAGAGAAAAAAGGATCACTAACCTATCTTTCTTGGACATGGGCATTGGATCAACTGTTGTTAAATGACAACACAGCCACATGGCAGTTTTTAGAACCTATCGTTTACAACGACACCATGATGGTTAGAACAGAGGTTACAGCCTTTGGCAAAACATTGGGTATGCAGTTGCCAGTAATGGACAACAGAAACAATGCCATCAAATCGCCTGATGCCCGTAAAATTTCTGATTCACAAATGAGGTGCTTGGCAAAAAATATTGCTTGCTTTGGAATTGGATTATATATTTTTGCTGGATCAGACCTGCCCGAAGAAGATGCTCCTGACTTAACTTTTGTGGCTGAAGAATGGGTTATCTCAATTAAAGAATGTAAGACTATGGATGAGCTAAAAGAAAAATTTGGCTCTGCTTACAAAGAATTACAAAAAGATAAAAACGCTCTTGATCTAATCTCTAAAGCTAAAGATTCCCGTAAAGCAGAATTGGAAAACAAATGAAAGCCTTTCCATTTAACTTTAGGGATAACGAAACACAGTTAGTTGTAGAACCCGGCATGGATTTGCGTGATTATTTTGCGGCTAAAGCTATGCAAGCAATCATTGGCAAAGCAGATCAAAGAAGCACAACAGTTGAAGAAGTTGATTTGTGGGTTGGTCATTATGCTTACACAGTAGCGGATGCCATGATAGAAGCGAGAAAATCATGATTGAGCAAGGAACTCCTGAATGGCATGAACTCAGAAGGGGCAAAGTAACAGCTTCTAGGGTTGCCGACATCATGGCTAAAACCAAAACTGGAACATCCACCAGCAGAGCAAACTATTTAATTGAGTTGGCTTTGCAAAGGGTTACAGGAACAATTGAAGAATCATTTAGCAACACAGCTATGCAATGGGGGACAGACAATGAGCCGTATGCACGGATGGCTTATGAAGCTTCATCAAATGTATTTGTTGAACAAATTCCTTTTATTGACCATCCTGACATCCCTTGGTTTGGTTGCAGTCCTGATGGGCTTATTGGCAACGATGGTCTTGTGGAAATAAAGTGTCCTTATCAGTCTGCTGTTCATTGGGTCAATGTTAAAACAAACGAAGTGCCAGCTAAGTATGTTCATCAAGTGCATACCCAGATTCTGGTTACTCAGAGGGAATGGTGCGATTTTGTAAGCTTTGATCCTAGGATGCCTGAAAGAAGCAAACTGTTAATCAAACGAGTATACCGGGATGAGAAACTGGCTGCTGAAATTGAAGCTTCTGTTAAACAGTTTTTAGAAGAAGTTGAGAAAGAAGTTGAGCTTATGAAAGGCAAACAATGACAACGAAGAAAAATCTATCTCCTGAAGATAGAAGAAACATATCTTTAGTAAAGATGGAGCTTGTAAAAATGGCTCATGTCAATATCAAAAATATATTTCCATCATTGGTTTTTAAAAGCGAAAAAATTCATCATACCAAGAATGGTAGTTATACCAAAAAAGGTTCTGGTCGCAAACATTTACAAGGAAAACAATCATGAGTGGCGTAAACAAAGTAATCATTTTGGGAAATGTTGGCAAAGATCCTGAAACTAGGGTTACTCAAGGCGGTGATGGCGTTACCAATATTTCAGTTGCCTGCACAGAGAAATATAAGGACAAACAGGGTGAGCAAAAAGAAATTACCGAATGGGTTAATGTTGTATTTTTTGGAAAGCTTGCTGAAATTGCAGGCAAGTACATTAGAAAAGGATCAACAGTTTATGTTGAAGGCAAACTCAAAACTGAAAAGTACACAGATAAAAATGGAGTTGAAAAGTATTCTACTAAAATAATTGCAAGCAATATGCAGTTAGTTGGTGGAAAACCTAGTGCGGATAATCAGGGTGCTGGAACTGTTCCAAAAAATTCTGGTGCAGGTTCTGGAGATATGCCAGACGATGATATTCCGTTTTAATGAATAACTCTGAATTGTTTAAGCACCAATGCTCAGTCCGTTACTTATGCAAGTTGCGGAAGGAAATGGGCTTGAACAAGTTCAGGGTATATGTTTCAAGCGATCAAATACAAAAGTTATGGAATAAGTTAGCGGATGATTTCACCTATCAATGGATGAAAGGCAACCGAGGTAATCATGGAGATTGGCGATGAAGCAACTTTTTATACTTGCACATGAACTGGCAAGAAAAAATGCAATGCAGGCAGTATTAGAAGCCCCTACAGGCTATGCAGTAGAGATTAAACCAAAGAATAGAACCTTAGATCAAAATGCTAAGATTCATGCCCTTATACAAGAAATAAGCCGAGTAGTAGTATGGGCAGGCAAATTACAAGAAGTAGAAACATGGAAACGCCTTTTAACAGCAGCTTGGTTACGAGCAAGAGGTGAACCTGTTGAGATGTTACCAGCTATTGATGGTTACGGTGTAGATGTTGTTTTTAGACCAACCTCGAAATTAACAGTCGAGGAAATGTCAGAGTTTATTGAGTATGTCCATGCTTGGGCTGCTGAGCAAGGCATCCAAATTGACTAAAGCGGAGAAACAACACTATGATAAATTGGCAAGATATGGCTGTATATTATGCGTGTTCCTCGGTTATGGAGAGGGAACTCCTTCTGAGATCCATCACATCAGGCGAGCAGGTAAAAGAGATAAAGCACCTGTCATCCCCCTCTGCACAGAACACCATCGAGGAAATGCCGGTATTCACGGACTTGGGCGTAAAGCATTTGAACGCACACACGGGATCACCGAAGAAGAATTACTGGGACTTGTTCAGGAGCGAATCAAATGAATGAGATCCGTTTAACGAACTCACAGATCATGATGGTGGCTCAAGCAGGGGTAATGCGACATCTACAGTTTCTGGGGCGATCCGCCAGACCGATGTACGGATTGGATGCGAACACAAAATGGGAGCTTCAAATCGAGGGTGCGTTAAGTGAGTATTCACTAGCAAAATTTCTTGGAAAACATTGGGATGGCGTTGGAACTGCGGGTGGAGATGACCTGCAAGAAGAAGAAGTCAGAGTAACTAAATATGCTGATGGGCATTTGATTTTGCATCCAGCAGATAAAGATCATAAAAGATACTGGCTTCTTACTGGAGAAAATGGTAGATATGTCATAAGAGGATTTCTTTTGGCATGGGATGGAAAACAAAAAAAGTATTGGGTAGAAAAATTTGATAAAGATGGTAGGGATAGGTCTTGTTACATGATTCCACAAAAAGACTTGCAAAACCCAAGCGATTGGGTATCATCTAAATAACTTAAAGGAGTTTGTATGGCAACAGCTAAGAAAAACGATGCAGGCGGTATTAAATACACCAATCTAACTGAAGCGGCTAAAAAGATGGGTGGGGCTGGTGGTAAATCTAATTCACCATCAAAACAAAATGCAAGCCGTAACAATGGAAAACTGGGTGGTAGACCAGCAAAAAAGTGAAAGGAAATTTTATGAGTGATGCCATGAAAGATTCATTTGTTTGGACAACAAGCGGTACAAACATTGAAGAACGGTGGAAACAATATGGATGGGTAAGACCATCTGAACAACCTGAATATCAAGCTAAATTCAAATATTATCAAGAGCTTCCATTAAGAAAACTTGATGATAAAGCTAGAGAAGCTTATGAATTAGTAATGAAAAAAGCTAAAGTAGTGAGGATAAAATGAGAGATATATCTGAATACATTAGCAAAGCTAGAAAAATTATTTCTGAACTTGAAAGGTTAAATGCTAACCCTGATCTTTCTGGTCATAAACAGTTGTATGATAAAACTATTGAATTAGATATTCTTGTTCAACAGATGATTATTGATACTGCTGATTATGCTAATTGATCTTATATATGGATTTCTATTGACTACTGGATTAGTTTTTTGGATAGTAGCCATTTATATTCTTTTTATAATTTATTTGGAAAAAAAATGACTACTTTTACTTCAGAAGATAGGATTACAGCAGAATCAGAGCCAGTTCCTTTTTTTGGTTGGATTGATAAAGAAGATACTGAAGCAATGCTTAGACATCAACTTCAAGTGATGCAATCGGAAATTCAAAGGCTTAGAAAAAAACTGTTAGAAGCTGGTATTAAAGATTAACGAAATCCTTTAATACCTTTTAGTTTATCCTCTAGTTCTTGACTTTCTCTGCACTCAGCAGAACAAAAGCTACCTTGCTCTATTGTTTCGTTGCAATAACGACAATGACCAGTATAGGTAGCTTTATTTTTACCTCTAATGGTTTTTATTGCCCAATCTCTATGCAATTCTTCTAAATTGCTTGCATCATCAAAAACATCTGTCATGATAAAAATAGGATTCTTTCTGCTTCTCGTCTGCGTGTAAGTCCTGCCATAACTTTTCCAGCGGCTTTATTCCAAACTAAAAATTGATCTGCAGCTCCCTGTTTATCATTGACATTGAGCTTTCTAAGTAAAGTAGAAGATTTAAGATTTCCAACTCCAAGGTTAAAAGCAAAAGAACATAAGGCATCAAACTCTCCTTGTGTCATCTCAACAGTTACCATTTGATTAATAGCATTTGCAGCGTGAGCTACATCTTTTTCCAAAAATTCATCTGCTTGTTCTTGAGTAATAATATCACCCAATTTAACTCCACCTGTATGACCTACTCCAATAGTAATAGGTTCTCCACTTGTAGCTGGATCAGGATAAGCTTCTAACTTACATCCTTCAAATTCTTTGATAAGGTCATAACAGTTTTTGCTTGGTGTCATTCATCACTCCCTATTTTTATTCCTGTAATAAGTCCAATAAAACCACCCACAATTGTTTGAAAAGCAGGAGTTATAGCTTCAAATATTTTTGTATTATCTATTGTTGGATTGAATAAACCTACAAGCAAAACTCCAACCATACTAAGAAGAATAAGAGCAAGAGTAATAGAAGCTATTAAAGTAATATAGGCATTTAATTGTTCTTTAGTCATTTAGACACCATCAAAGCATTGTATTTTTGAATAACATCATTTCTTTCTATTTCTGAGATGGCGCATTGTTTTGCAAACCCGATAAGAATTTCGACATCTGGTTCAAATAATCTGAATCCTTGACTTGGTACTGTAGGGGTGGGGGATTGATTGTTTGGAAGGTTTGTGTGGAGCATCCCTCTAGACTGAGCAACAAGAGCGTTATAACGAGTTTCCAGTTCATCTTTGTCCTTTTGTGTTTGTTGAGCAATAACAGCTTGATTTTCAACAACTTTTGTTTGCTGTGCAATTGCGTGTTCTACAGCTTCTACTTTGGCTTTTTCTTCATAGTAACCATCAATTCTATGAGTAATAAAAGCTGTTCCTAAAGCAATAGCTAAATATATATAAGTGGATATTGATAGCGGAAACATTATTGAGGTTCTGCACCAGACAACTGTTTACCAGCTACAGAAGCTGCACCAGACCCAGAAACAATTCCCAAAGCACCAGCAAGCTCAGTTAAACTGATTTCTTTTCCTGAATAAATAAGATAAATAGCAGAGCATCCCACTAATAAAAAACCTAACATCCATGCCCATCTAGCTATGTCATGAGTTTTGTTATCTTTTCCAGTAAGAATATGATTAAAAATTTCATTCATTATTTAATACCCCAAGTTAAATACCACGCTATTAATGCTGCCAATGCAAAACACATTACCTGAACTCTACGAACCTCTTTTAAATCATGCTGAAATTCTTCATTATTTTTGCGTTCTAAATTCTCTATGTCAAGCTTAATTTTTAATACAGATTCCCATTCTTTAGCACCATATTTTTTAACAAAGTTTATTTTAAGATTAGCTTCTTCATCGGAAATCTGCTTTTTGCGTTTCCATTCTTCAAGAGCTTTAATTAATGCTCTTTCTTTCTTTAGCTCTGCTTCACGCCTTGCTCTAATGCGTTCATTAGCTTTTTTTTGAGCTACATCTAAACCATCTTTTTGAACATCTTCTACAGCTTTACTAAGACTTTTAGCAGCTTCTCTGCTGCTAGACATACTTCCAGTAAGTGCCTTAACACCCTCGGTAAAACCAAAATTCTCTGGCATACATACTTGACACCTTTACTGCTTATTTTTTTGTAGTTTTTTTGGCTACCTTTTTGGTTGCTGGTTTTTTTGCAACAGTTCTAGTTGTTGCTTTCTTGATTGTAGGGCGTTTTTTAATAGGAAACATTGGCTCTAAGGCTACTGGTTCTGGTTTTTTGCGAAGTAAAGCGCACAGTTTTGCAAACATTTATTTTCCAATCATTTTTTCAAAAAGGTTAAAAACAACATCTTTGCCAAACAAAATAGAAGCTATTACTACATAAAGCATATATTCTATTTTTTGCATCCTTTTGACCCCTTTTTCAAAGGATTCTTCTACATTATTAAATGATTTTTCTATAGCTGAATACCTTTCAGCGCAGATAGCTTCATGGACTGACAGCCTTTTATCGGTATCATTTACCTGATTTTCTATTGAATCCATAAGCAATTCCATATTAAGCCTTTAAACACTTCAAAATTTCTTCAGGCTTTACAAAAGCATCTGGATTATGTTCAGTAAAATCCCACCAAAGAAATTGATTTTTAGCTAAATATACCCTATCTTTGAGTAAATTGGTATTCTCTTTATGTCCAAAAATTAATGGATCAGATACAGACCAAATAACTATTCCCGGCTTTTTTTCATCCCATGCAAGATGTTGAAAAAAACTATCAATTCCAATCCAAGTTTTACACTCTTGCAACAATTTACGCAATTCAGAAATAGGCAAATTTTTTCTAAAGTCTGGTACTAATTGCTTTTCCCCTTCTACACCAATTTGAACAATGTGCATAGTTTTTTGAATTTCTTGTACAAGTTCTTCCCAATATGGATAGTTTTTAGGGTTTTCTTTACCATTCATTAATGGTTTTGCATAAGGATGTATTAGGATCATAGATAAAGCTTTCTATAAGCATTTTCTAGACTATCATTCCACTTCCATTGATCCATCTTGCCATAGATATTCCATTGATCTAGGCTACCAAAAAGATGTTGTGCTTCAGCTATAGAACGACTTTCAATAATTTCAGGATAACAGCCAAAAACAATCGGATTATCAATTTCAGACAATATATGACTGAACACAATGTGATCCCCAAGACCACCATTAAGCACCACAACAGTACTCCCGCTATAGCTAATGTGGTTTCTGAAGATTTGTTCGTCATGGTCAAACATTTCCTTTTTTGTTTCTGCTCTAATTCCACCTTGTGGATTTTTCATGTGCCAAGAAATGGCATAAGGAACAGTTAACAGTTTATAACCTTTTTGGTATAAACCAAAAGTAAACAAAGTTTCTTCTCTATGAGCTACTCTAGACAATCCAGTATTAAAATCATGTACCCCTGCTCTATATAAAAAAGAACAATGTAAATGTTCTACTTCTTTAACATCTTTAATAAAATCCCATTGAATATTAGGCTCAGAATCAATATCTTTAATTAATCCTGTGGATTTATGAGCATTTATGGGTTCTCCAGTAATAATAGAACCACCAACAGCACCAACATTAGGAAGTTGTATAGCATGACTATATAAGCTTTGCAAAACTGTTGGCTCTGGAACGCAATCATCATCTACTCTCCAAACCCATTCATAGCCCATTCTATTGGATTTTTGATGAATATGATGTTGTCCTTTCTTTTCTGCAAAAAGCCATTCCCATTCAATGCCTTTAATATTCATTTGTTGAAATAAGTTTTGATAAATAAACTCATTACGCATATCTTGAGGTTCATCATTATCATCAAAAATAATTAACTTATCAGGCAATTTTGTTTGATTTATAACAGCTTGCAAAACTAAAGGGAGCGTTGTGAAATAACGCCCCCTTGTAGCTATTGAGCACAACACGCTACTCATTGTCCCACCTACAGATCATCAAATTACATGAATTTCCTATTTCAATAGCTTTTGGAATACTAGATATGTTCCCTTGTTCATCAATGTATTCAAATTTAAAGCCGGGAAAATGACTTTCATTTAACCCATGTAGTTTATGATGATGACCCCAAAACCCTTTTGGTTCATTCATTGGAACAGTTATTAACAGTCTTTTGCAATGTTTTTTAAATTTTTCAACAATTTCTAAACCATTATCTAAATGTTCAATAACTTCAAAAGCAACTATAGTGTCATATTGATCTAATTCATATTGATTTATATTGGCATTAATAAAAGTGTTATCAATCCCATCCCAATTTTGTTCTTTAGCAACTTCAATAATAATTGGATCATAATCAACCCCTGTATATTTAATTTCTTCAGGGAAAAATTGCCTTCCATATCCAGAAGTACATCCTAATTCAAATATTGACTTTCCTAACAGATTTTTAGAAGCCCATTCATATCTTGTTTTTTCTCTAGAAAAATCAAGCGGATCACCTTTTAAAACTACGGCTCTTTCATAATTGTTACAGAGCATAAAACGATAGTGATTTGGATTGTATTTTTTGGCTAACTTTAGTGAGTTTTTATAGAAAATATCATCCCATCCTTGAACTAATGCAGGATCATGAACTGTTCCTTCACCCTTATGGTATATAGGAAAATTGCCTGTATACATAGTTCCAATGTGATGTTTTTCAAATACCTCTAGCACTTTAAATCCAGCTTTTTCTGCTTCTATGCAAAACTCTGTATCTTCGCCACCACCAACACCGTATTCTTCATTCAAAAGACCTATGGTTTCAAACACTTTACGATGAATCATTACGCAAAAGAAAACAGCAAAGTCTTTTCCTGCTGGTTCTGAGCGTTGTTTAATAATGCAAGATATACCGCAATCTGGATCTTTAAAAGGGTTTTCAAGTATTTCTAGCCATTTATTTTTAGATTGCTCTAACAACAAAGTATCGTTGTTAAGCAAAATCATATATTGACCAGTAGCAACACTAAGACCATCATTAGTTGCTCTTGCATAGCCTAAAGGCTCATCATGCCAAACCATTTTTAAATTAGGAATAACAGTATATAAATAATTAATGTAATGTTGTGTATTGTCTGTACAACCATTTGCAGAAATAATTAGCTCTATATCAGCCATTTCTGTGTATTTGATTATGGAATCAATACATGGTTTTAAATATTTTTCACAATTGTTATAAGTCGGTATCACTACCGAATATTTTGGGGATTGCATCACTAATCCTTTAAAAAGTTAAATTGTATTATGGATTTGCTAATACCCAATTTTTTCCAGCTTCATCCCAAACATATAGTTGCCCATCTGTTGGGTAGGGGACAGGTGACTGCCATTCCCAAGTAGGGGCTGAAATAGTCCAACTTGGATAAGGTTGAGGGGCATAGAATACATCATTTATTTGATCGTATGTATACCCAATACCTGCATAATTTGCTCTTAAAGCAACACCACCATCTGGTTGACCATCTTGACCATAATGAATCCCACCATGAGTGTTATAACTTGTTTGAATCCAAGTACCGGGAGATGTATCAATAAAAGTGTTAAAAAAGTCTGCTTCTGCTTTTATAACATTAACAACAACACCATTGCGTACTTTAGCGTAATAACTCATGCTGTATAAGTTCCTGATCCAGTAAATATCAAAATAGTGTTTACACCGCTAGTAGTTACTGAAACAGTACCAGTATATGTACCAGTATAGTTTGCAGTTGGAATGGATAAGATAACACAGCCAGATCCGCCACCGCCACCATTTCGGAATAAAGATGAGCCCGGATAACCTGAGCCACCGCCACCACCGCCAGTATTAACTGTTCCATAGCCAGCGTTTGTTCCCGCAGACCCAGCAGCACCGCCACCATTACCCCCTGATCCAGCACCACCGCCCGAATTTTGCCAGCCTGTACCGCCACCGCCACCAGCAAAATAAACAGAGGTACTTACTACTTGACCAACTGCATAAGTAGTGGCTTGCGTAGTTGTAATTATTGAAGTCGTTAAACCATTACCGCCATTGTTTGCAGCAGCAGCACCGCCACCAGCAGCACTTGCACCACCACCAGCTCCTGAATAATAAGGTGAAGCACCAGCACTAGCTGGAGTGCCACCAGCAAATCCTTGACCTGAAGTTCCTGATCCACCAGTGTTTGCAGTAGCACCGCCTGATCCACCGCCTGATCCACCGTTTCCACCATTTGCATTGTCATTCCAGTTACCAGCACCAGCACCGCCACCAATGGCAGTGACAGAAACCCCAGTACCTGAAATTACGGAATTTGCCCCGTTAGTAGGTCTTGATCCATTAGATCCTAAATTACCGCCAGCACCCACTGTAATTGTGTAAGTAGAGCCTGAAGTCAGGGTTGCGCTTCCCGCAAGTAGTCCACCAGCACCACCGCCCCCACCTAAACACGCACCTCCAGCACCACCAGCAACATTTAAATAAGTTGCAATAGTAGGTTGTGCTGTAAAAGCATACCAAGCAGATGTAGCAGAGCTATACCATTCAGGTAAACCAGTATCTGAGTTCATGCGGATTAAACCAGCTTGTGGCGGAGATCCCGGTCTTTGAGCAGTTGTTCCCAAAGGCATTGAGAAATAGCCTGTAGCTGTGTTTGCTTGATTTGAAACAGCCGCAGGAGTAGCCGCAGCGTTTGTGCCTGAATAGCCAGAATAGCCTGAAGTTCCAGTTGCGCCTGTAGAACCACTATAGCCACTAAATCCAGATGTACCAGTTGCACCATTAGTTCCAGAATAACCAGAATATCCTGAAGCACCATTAGTTCCGTTTGTTCCATTTGTTCCAGAATAACCTGAGAATCCAGAAGTTCCGTTTGTTCCGTTTGTTCCGCTATAACCAGATTTTCCTGAATAACCTGAAATTCCTGAATAACCGCTTATTCCCGAATATCCTGAAATACCAGAAAACCCTGAATAACCAGAAATTCCTGATCCACTATATCCAGAGATACCGCTAAATCCAGAGTATCCTGATATTCCAGAACCTGAATAACCCGAAATACCAGAAAAACCACTATAGCCTGATATTCCACTAAATCCAGAATAGCCTGAAATGCCACTTCCTGAATAGCCACTTATTCCAGAAAACCCTGAATAACCAGAAATTCCTGATCCACTATATCCACTAATACCAGAAAAACCACTATAACCACTAATACCGCTAAATCCTGAATAACCAGAAATTCCTGAATAACCACTAAATCCGCTTACTCCACTATAGCCAGATTGTGTATAGAAAACTTGTGTAGCACTCACAATAACACCGGGTGTAACT